ATTTGTTCTAGTTTTAAACAAGAACTGTTACAAGGTAAGCATAGTTTAGATACGTCTGGTAACGGAGGAGATACTTTTAAACTTGCAATGTTCACTAGTTCTGCATCTTTGGGAGCTGCTACAACTGCTTACTCAACATCAAACGAAATATCTGGATCTGGTTATTCTGCAGGAGGAGCCACTCTAACTAACACAGGAGTTGGTTTAACTTCTACTACTGCATTCACAGATTTTTCTGACGTAAGTTTCACTAGTGCTTCATTCACAGCTAACGGTTGTTTGATTTACAACACGACTATGGCTGGAGGGTCTGGTACTACAAACGCAGTATGTGTAATAGCTTTTGGAGGAGACAAAACAGTTTCTTCAGGAACTTTTACAATTCAGTTTCCAACTAACGATTCTAGCTCAGCTATTATAAGACTGACGTAAGGAGATAATTCCTTATGGCGGACCAAACGTACACAGTAACGGTCGCATCCGGAACGCTGTATATTTCTGGCGGAACTGGGAATGTATTTTACCTTAATGGTGCACGTGACATGGCCCTTGAATGGGTTGAAGGCGGCACATTACGTTTTGATCAAAGTGCGTCCTCAAACGACAATCATCCTTTATTATTTACTACTAGCACTAGCGATCCCGGCGGTAATATTATTTCAGCTGGTGTTACATATTATTTAGATGGTGCGAGCAATCAAGCTGCGTACACTAACACAACAACATTTAACGCAGCAACTACAAGATACGTAGAGATAGCACCTGCATCCTCTACAGATTTTCATTATTATTGTTATGTTCATGGTATCGGAATGGGTGGTGCCATTGACATTACTCAAAATACTTGGGGTGCAATGTCATGGGGTGAGAACCAATATGGATCTCAAAATCATGTAGATGTTTTACCAAGTAGCTTAACTATTACTTCAGCTATAGGTGACTTAGCAGCTTTTCCTGAACAAGGTTGGGGTCACAGCACTTGGGGTTCAGAACCTTGGGGAGAAAGTTTTAGTCCTGTTGTTCCGTTAACAGGTTTGTCTATGGCAACTACATTAGGCACACTTGCTTATGCACAATCTATTGAAGGTTGGGGTAGAGATGAATACGGTATTGGTGGTTGGGGTACAAACGAAACTGTTGTTGAAATAACTACTTCTTTAAGTATGGATATGTCCCAAGGTCCAGAAGGTTGGGGCGAGTCTGCATGGGGCAATAATAATTGGGGTGGAGAATTAATAATTCAACCTGAAAGTATTATCGTACCAACTGGTGTATCAATGGGTGCATCTGTCGGAAGCACAACACAAAACTTTGACATGATCTTTGGGATTACTGGAGTTTCTTCAGGAGCTGCAGTAGGAACTTTAAGTATAAATAATGGTGCAGATCATCAACAAGGTTTGGGTAGTGTAACAATAGGGTCTGCAGTTGGATCAGTGACTGATCAACAAACTTATGAAATTAGCGGAGTCTCAATGGGCTCTTCTGTAGGTAGTTTAACTATTGACGATACTCAACTTGTACCTTTAAGTGGACTTACAATAGGATCTGCGGTTGGATCTACAACAGTAGATCAAATGAGAGTAGGATTAACCGGTGTTACAGCGGGTTCTGCTGTTGGATCTACAACTGTTACTGATATGACAGTAGGCTTGACAGGAATAGAATTACCTAGTAATTTAGGAACTGTAGGCTTTGGTGCGTTGGCGTATAAAGATATTGACATAACATCTACGACATCGTATACAGACATAACGCATGCAGCGTAAATAGGAGTTTTTTATGGCATCAACATATACACCTCTCGGTATAGAGAAAATGGCAACCGGTGAAAATGCCGGTACATGGGGAACAAAAACAAATACCAATTTAGAAATTATAGAACAAATAGCTGGTGGGTACATTGCTAAATCTATAGCAGGTGGAGCTCAAACAACTGCATTAGCAGTTTCTGATGGAGCAACTGGTGCAGAACTTTCTCACAGAATGATTGAGTTCACAGGAACTATTACAGGAAATCAAATTGTAACAATACCTTTAGATGTTCAAACGTTTTATTATTTAAGAAACTCAACATCAGGTGCGTATACAGTTCAATTTAAATATGTATCTGGTTCAGGAGATAGTTTTACTTTTGCAGCAGATAACAAAGGTGATGCTGTTGTATTTGCTACTGCAAACGACGGAACTAATCCAGATATAGATACTTTACCTGCTGGTGATGTTACTACAACTGGAACACAAACTTTAACAAACAAAACATTAACTTCTCCTAAAATAGGGACATCTATTTTAGACACTAATGGCAACGAATTATTTTTATTAACAGCGACGGGTTCTGCTGTAAATGAATTAACTTATGCCAACGCAGCTACTGGAAATGCACCTGCATTTACAGCTACTGGGGGTGATAGTAATATTAGTATTAATCTGGTACCAAAAGGGACTGGAGAAGTCCAAGCAAATGGGTCAGGTTTAGCAACAACAGGAAAAGCTATTGCAATGGCTTTAGTTTTCGGATAGAAGAATCACAAGGAGAATAAATTATGGCAGCACCAAATCTAGTAAATGTATCAACGATAACAGCGAAATCAGTTCAAGCAGATTTAGGAACAACGCTTACAACTGAAATTCTTGCTAACGCTTCCTCTTCTAATAAAGTATTTAAAGTTAACAATATCATCATAGCAAATATTGATGGTTCATCCGCAGTAGACATTTCAGTGGCTATCACTAAGTCTGGTGGATCTCCTATCATGATCGCTTCTACAGTGTCAGTACCTGCTGATGCAACTTTAGTTGTTGTTGATAAAAATACTTCTTTATACCTTGAAGAAGGTGACAATATAGAAGCAGGAGCAAGCGCAGCATCTGACGCGACTATCACTATTAACTACGAAGAATTAAGTTAATATTTACAACTCTGTATAATTGTTGTAAGAGTAGTGTATCATGGCTTTATATTTCGCAGAATTGGATTCAAATAATACGGTAATAAGAGTTGTTACCGCTCCCGAAGATATTGTATCTTCTCCAAATGATCCAGCTGGCGAAACATGGTGTTCAAGCAATATTCCTAACGATCCAGATATACCATTAGTTGATGGATCTTACCCAGGAGTAGCCTGGAAACAAACTTACAAAACTGCTTTTGATGCAGCCACTAGATGGAATTATGCTGGTATAGGGGGCACCTATGACCCAGCAAACGATGCTTTTATACCGGAACAACTTTTTGCTTCTTATACATTAAACGATAAATTTCAGTGGTCATCACCGGTAGCTTATCCAACAGTAGATGATCAAGGAAACTCTTTACCTAGAGATCGTTTCTATGATGATAATTTACACATTGATTGGCACGAAAATCTATTAAAGTGGATTGGACAAAGAGTTGTAGATGGTGTAACAATAACTAAAGAATGGAATCCAGATTCTTCAACATGGAGTATTAAAGAATAAATATGACAACAGGTTTTTTAACAGCAGGTTTTTCACTAGTAGGACAAATGAATTTACAAAATGACGGTGGAGTTATTGGTCCAGATAATACACCTGAACTAAACGATAAAGTAACGTCATTCACATCACCAGGAACTTTTTCTGGAGCAGACCCTAAAAATAGCGGTCAAACAGGAAAAGTAATTCTTGTTGGTGGCGGGGGCGGCGGTGGCCGACAAGCAGGCGGCGGAGGAGCCGGCGGACTTGTAGTCATAGATAGCGCTAACCTTGCATCAAGTTTTCCAGTAACTGTTGGCGGAGGCGGTAGTGCTGCCGGACAAGGTGGAACTGCTGGAAATGGAAGTAATACATCTGCACCTATTGGGGGCACAACTTACACTGCACAAGGTGGCGGTGGATGTGGAAGATCTTTACCAAATTACACTTCACCATCAGGAACTTACAACGGACAGGCCGGAGGGTCTGGCGGAGGAGGCGGAAGAGGAAGCCATAACCCTACAAACAATAACCCTGGAGGATCGGCTAATCAACCGGGTGTATCAAACCCTGGATCAAATGTTAATGTTGGTAACGCAGGTGGTGTAGGAAATTCACAAGGAGTCCACGATAATAGAATCGGTGGTGGTGGAGGAGGAGCTGCACAAGCAGGCGCTCAATCTACAGCCGGAGAGGGTAACGTAGTATTTCCAACTAAAGCATTACCTCAATCACCAATTTTTTCACCTGGAGGAACTGGAAAAATTGCAGGTGGTGGTGGCGGATCTGCTAGTCTTGCAAAAGGCGGTGGAGCACCTAATTCTTATTTTACACCTCCAACGGGGACTGACGGAACTGGTGGCGGCGGAGGATCATGTTATAATGCTCCAAACCCAGGATCAACAGGCGGTGATGGCGGAGTTCACGTTATAGAAACAGGGGCAGGACCTTCTGTTTCAAGTGGAAGATGGTCTTTAAAAGCTGTATACTCTGCAATAATAGATGATAACTGGCCAAGTTAATAGGTTTTAAAATCGCAGAAGAAAGAATGTACAGATGTTACACACGATAGTTGTTGATGATTTTTTTGATAACGTAAATGATATAATTAATTTATCTAAAGAATTAAAATACCACACACCAAAAAATGCCAATTGGCCTGGTCTTAGAACACACTCACTACACAATACACACTATGATTTATTTAATAGTGTGATTATGAAAATTTTACATTACTATTATCCTAATAAAGAATTACGTTACAGTAATTCTAGTGTTATTTTTAGTAGATTAAAACATGGGGACCAAGGGAAAACAAGATTTCATGTAGATGATGATGCAAGAATAGCTGCAGTAATATATTTAAGTGAGGGAGATATAGAAGGTGGAACCACAATATTTGAAAATAATAATAAAAATAAAAAACAAGTAATTGTAGGAAATACTTTTAATTCTATGATAGCTTATGATGGAAATAGACGACATGGCTATACCTCATTACTACCTTTTGATAGTAAAGAAAGATTGACTCTAAATGTATTTATAGGAGATATACAAGAAAATGGTAAATGAAAATGCATTTTGGATTTACGACAAAGTAATTCCAGAACATATTTGCGACCAAATAAAAAAATTAGGTTTAAGTAAAAATCTAGGAAAAGGTTTGACAGCAGATAAAACTTATGAAGAACATAAAGACGACGGTATTTCTGAACTGTTAAAAATTAGAGATTCTGATTTAAGTTGGCTAGATGAAAATTGGATATACAAAGAAATAACACCTGTTGTTCAACAAGCTAATAAAGATGCAAAATGGAACTATGATTGGGATAGAATGGAACAAGCTCAATTTACTAAATATGGAAAAGGTCAATATTATAAATGGCATATGGATACAACAAATAAACCTTTTGATAATCCAGAAGAACCATTTTTTTATAAAAAAATAAGAAAACTATCTTTGTCTTTATTACTATCTCACCCAGATGAATATGAAGGTGGTGACTTTGAGTTTGATTTTTCTAACGTAGAGATGGGCACACGTAGACATTCTTTAAAAGAATTATCTGGTAAAGGATCTATGGTTATTTTTCCTAGTGACACTTTCCATAGAGTTAATCCTGTAACAAAAGGAACAAGATACTCTTTAGTTATCTGGTGTGTTGGAGACCCTTTTAGGTGAAAAAAATATACTTTCTTTCTGGCTACTCTAGATCAGGGAATACATTTTTATCTTCTATTTTAAATCAAAATAAAAATATAACAGTAACTCCAAACAGCTGTGTTGTTCAAATAATGTATAGTTTGTTTGAGATGTATAAATCAGATTGGATAAAGAATGTTCCTGAAGTATCTGGTTTAGATAACGTAATAAATAATCTTTTTAAAAATTATTACGAACATATAGATTCAGAGTTTATATTTGAAAGAGGTGGTTGGGGAACTCCTTATAATTTAGGTATGTTAGAAAAATTAAATTATAAACCAAAGTTTCTTTTACTAGTAAGACCTTTGGTAGAAGTCTTAGCGTCTTATGTAAAAATACAAAAACCAGACGATCCAGTTAATTTAGTGTACAATTTAATGCACCCAGATCTTGGTAAAATATATTGGGACTGGCAATCAACAAGCAATATAATTAAAACAAACCAAAACTACCTATTGATAAAATATGATGATTTGGTAAATAATACAGAAGAAAAAATGAAAGAGATATATAGTTATTTTGAAATACCAGAGTTCAAACATCGATTTGAAAATATTGAACAATTTACATATAATGGTGTCCAATATAACGACACTGTTTTTGAAGCTAACTTACATAAAATTAAGTCAGAAATAAAAAAAGATGTCTATGATGTTGAACAATATTTACCAAAGGATATTATAAAAAGATATGAAGGATGGGATTATTTTTAAAGAAAGACATTATTGTATTATAAGAAATACTTTATCAGAAGAACTGTTAGGTTTTTTAACAGAATATTATGCTAATAAATCTGAAGTGTATAACACTAAAAGAAAGTATAATTATGTTAATAGATATAATATAGACGAAGGATCTGTTAATGACCCGCAAGCACTTGGATCTTACTCAATATATGGGGACATACCCACTGACATGATTTTAGTTAAATTAAAGCCTTTAATAGAACAACACACAGGATTAAAATTAAATGAACAATACTCTTATCTTAGAGTTTATAAAAAAGGATCTGTTTTAGAAGAACATACAGACAGAGATTCTTGTGAAATTTCTGCTACTTTAAATATAGGCTGTGACAAGATCTGGCCCATATACTTAGAAGTTGAAAGTAAAACTGTGGAAGTTAAATTAGGTGTTGGTGATATGCTGCTTTACAAAGGAGCAATGTTAAAGCATTGGAGAAAAGAGTTTAAAGGCGAAGCATGCATACAAACATTTTTACACTACAACAATGTAAATACTACCTCATCAAAATACGACCATAGACCACACTTAGGATTACCAGCTTGGTTTAAAGGTCAATAGTGAACAGTTATATTTTTATAAAAAAGAATGCTGTAAGCAAACAAAAGTGTGAAAACATTATAGATATTTTAAATACTGTTAAATTAAATCCAGGGCAAGCTGAAAGGATAAAAGATTTTTATAGTGGCGTATCCGTAGATGTTTATAAGTCAGAATGGAAAGAAGATCTTTTTAATTGTATATTAGAATATAAAGACCGACATAAATTTTTAGACAGCGAAAATCTTTGTCAATGGCATGTTCAAGCCAGTTGTAATTATCAAAAATATAAACCTGGACAACATTACTCTGCAGAACATTCTGAACAAGGTGGTCAAAAGCAAGACAGCAGACGAATGCTTGCTTGGACTATATATTGTAATACAATTAATAATGGAGGAGAGACTTATTTTCCACAACAGGACACTAGCCTATATCCAGAACAAGGGACATTAGCTATTTGGCCTGCAGCATGGACACACAGTCATTATGGAAAACCAGCTCCAAAAGAATATAAATACATAGTTACAGGATGGGCAAATTATGTTGAACTGTGAGATATACGATAATTTTTTAGAACCTATATTATTAGATTATTGTCAAAAGTATTTTCGTAATGATGTGGCCTTTAAGTTTCAACGAAGTGATAAAAGTGAAGAAAACTTTTTTCTAATGGGTATACCACCACACGATTGTTTAATTGATTTTATATTTTTTAAAATTAAAGCAGTATCTCAAAGAAATTTAGAGATGCTCAGATTCTATACAAACTTACAGTTCTCTAATATGATTAGTGAGACCCACATTGACGATGGTCAAACTACTTGCTTATTAATGATTGCAGGAGAAGGGGACTTTGAACTTGGTGAACAAGTAATACCTTTTAAAGAAAACAGATTAATTTTATTTAATTCAAAAATACCGCACAAGGGGCGTTCTCCTAAAAAAGGCCATAGAATAACTTTAGCTTATAAAACAAATGAGATACCTAATTGAAGACGAAAACTTTTTAACCGATAAAGAAAAAGAGTTTTTAAATAATGAATTTGAAAACATACCTTTTTTCTACACTAAAAGAATAGGTGTATATAGACGAGACGCACCTGTTCTTTGTCACAATCTAGTTCTTAGATATGATGATCCAAAAGTAGACAATACAAAAGATAGAAACATATCTCCTTACACAGAATTCTTTTTACAGATATTAATAAGGTTTACAAAAAAATATAATATACCTTTTAATAAAATATTAAGAGGTTCGATAAACATGACTACAAAGGTTAAATGGGATAAAACAATAGTTCATGTGGACCATACACCTGATTTAAATCATACTGTCTTTATGTTATACTTGGGTGATGAAGTCCACGGTAATTTAAATGTTTATGAGGATGACCAAGAAACCATGATTAAAACAATCGAACCTAAAAATTTTAAAATTGTTTGTTTTGGAGATAATGTTCCTCACCAATTTGAATATCCTCAAAATGGATTAAGAAGAGCTGTAGTGTTTACTTTTAATTAAAACATGTCTGATTTTAATTTTAAAAAAATATCTACTATAAATGTTAATTCATGTGTTGACATAATTAAAAGTTTTACTGAGGAAGACTGGAACAGGTTTACCTATAGACAGAACACATGGGAAGTACATCAACATACAAAAACAATACCTCTTTTATTTGACATAGATAACATGACTAAAAAAATAGAAGATATTAAAAGTGTTACTGCCAGATTACATTACCCAAAGTTTAAGTTTTTGTTGGAGGCAGTGAGTGATATTTGTAAAGACACATACGGTGATGGTTATTTATTAAGAGCTATCTTAACATCTTTAAAATCTAAACATAGTATAGCTAAACATAAAGACGAAAGTGATAATTTAGAAAAATGCAAAAGATTACATATGGCTATATTAACTGACCCTGAATGTATTTTTATAGTAGGAGATGAAAAAAAGTATATGCGACCTGGGGAAATATGGGAAATAAATAACGCAGGCAAAGAACACTCTGTACATAATAAAAGCAACATAGATAGAGTGCACCTTATTACTGATTGGGTGTTGTATGATTAAAGAACTTTCTAAATATATTTATCTGTATAGAAATAAAGAAGTATTAAAACACATTAATCCGTTATTAGATTTAATTAATCTAGAACACGGACAATCAATAAATACAGAGAGTGAAAAAATATCACACACAGACTGGAACAATCAACACGATAATAGAAAGTATGTTAAATATTTTTTTAATAACATTTTTGAAGATTTTGCTAAAGAGTTTATAAAACACACAAACCAAAAGGGTGCAGAACTAGATAGCATATGGTTTCAACATTATTGTAAAGGCGACTACCATAATTTACACACTCACCCTAAATCTAATTTTTCAAATGTATTTTATTTAAAAGCTAATAAAAATCAAACTACTCATATTACAGACTGCCCACCTAATAGAAAATTTATATTTGAAGTAGAGGCAGGAGATATATTAATCTTTCCTGCTTTTTTACCTCATCAAAGTTTACCAAACAAAGGAGAAGATAAAATTGTTATTTCTTTTCATCTTAATTTAATAGGACACTAATGAAAGTATACAAAGATTTTATAAACAAAAAAGAAGTAGACGATCTATGTCATTGGATAGATAATAATAAACAAAACTTTGAGGATGCTAACATGGGGGGTAATAGGATTACATCTAGATTTATTGATACTATGCAGTATCCTCAAGTGGCTTACATAATAAAAGATAGAATAGAAAAAAAGTTAAATATTAAAGACTTTAATTACATGGCAGCTAGTTGTGCCTATCCAGGGGACCATTGTTATTTACATAAAGATCCAAAGAAAAAAGACTATGATACGTTTCACTGTAATTTATTTTTATCAGATATAGAAGGGGGTCAAGCTTACATTCAAAAAACTCCTACGGAAGAGGACATCATACCGTTTACAAAAGGCAGCATGATGTGTTATTATGTTTCTAAAGTATATCATGGTAGTAAGATATTAAAGAAAGGTGAGAGAAAAATGTGGGTATATAGTTTTTCAATAAAAAATGCATAAAGTACATTCAATATTTCCATTTCCCATTTATCGTGCAGACATGAAACAAAAGATTACTGAACACGATATAGACTACATAAAAAATCAACAACAAAAGTCTACTAAGAATGAAGGTAATCTTACGTCAAAAGAAAACTATCTCTTAAACAAAAAACAATTAGAACATCTTAAAAAAGATTTAATGGTTCATGTAAATAATTATTTTAAAGAAGTTATACATGCTTCAGAAAAAGTGACTCCTTATATTACACAATCATGGGTAAACTTTACAACTATAAATGAACACCACCATTATCACTCACATTCAAACTCTATTGCGTCTGGTGTTTTGTATATTGCTGCAGACAAAAAACATGACTCAATAACTTTTCATAAAGTAAACAGAGACCAGATTGAAATAAAAGTTAAAGAGTTTAACCCATACAATTCTGGTAGGTGGGTTTTTGAAGTAGACAAAGGAGATCTCTTTATATTTCCATCTACTCTAGCACACTCAGTTCCTAGAAAACATAATGATGATTTAAGAATTAGTCTTTCATTTAATGTTTTTGTAAAAGGAGTTCTAGGAAAGTCCGATGATTTAAATGAATTATTTGTACCATAATTTTTTAACACCGACAGAGGTAGATGAGATACACAATACTATTTTTGATATAAATTTTCCTTGGTATTACGCACACGAAAATACTTTATCTTTGTTTGATCTTAAACAGGAAGAAAAAAACTTTTCTAATATTGTAGATTACTATCAATTATGCCATGTTTTTTATAGTGAGTATTCTAAATATTCTTACATACCAAATGGAATAATAAGTAAACTTAATCTACCTAATAAAATTTTAAGAGCTAAAGTAAATCTACAAGGGCAAAACAGAAACGCAACCACAGAGACTTATAACTGCCCTCATACAGATAGAGATGAACCACATCTAGCAGCGATTTATTATGTTAACGATAGCGATGGATTTACTTTTTTATTTGACAATGATAATAATATTACTCACAAAATTATGCCAAAAAAAGGAAGTCTATTACTATTTAATGGAGCTATAAAACATGCTTCAGGACATCCAATAAAATCTTTAAAAAGATGTGTTATAAATTTTAATTTGTCAAATGCTTAGAGAATTTAGAACTAGAATATTAATATTTGGTTTATCAGGTTCTGGTAAAACAACTTTTGCAGAGAAACTATGGCAGGCGTTAAAAGACGAAGGCATTAATTATGCTTATTTTAATGCAGATAAAATTAGAGACATGTTTAATGATTACGATTTTTCTATTAACGGTAGAATAAGACAAGCAGATAGAATGTTTAAACTGTGTGAAATGAGAAGAGAGGGAGCAATAGTAGATTTTATATGTCCTTATGAAACACTAAGAAAAAGATTTAATTATTTTGTTTGGATGAATACTATTAAAGAAAGTGACTACAAAGACACAGACAAAATTTTTCAACCACCAAAGGATATACAAGCAGACATGGTAATAACGGATTTTAATTATGATGACAAAATTAAAACATTAGTTAACAGTATAAAGAATGGTGAACACAAACTAATAGATACAACTTTATATTAATGCAACACACAATCACTAAAGTAATTCAAAGGGAGTCTTATCTCAGCACTTGTTTTGTAAAGAACAAAGATCTATTAGAACGTATTAAAAATAAAATTATAGAAAGAACAAAAAATTCCTCTTTAGATTATAAAACAAATGTCAAAGCAAAGTTTACAGGGTTTCATAGTTTAGTAGAAGAACCAGAAATTTTTGAGTTTATGACAGAAATAAAACCTTATATTGACAACATATCTAATCAAGTTACTATTGTTAAAGATTGTTGGGGTAATGTTTACGACAACGATGACCACGCCCTATTACACCATCACAAAGATTGCACAGGTTTTTGTGGCATCTTATATCTGACTGAGGGAGGTCCTGGTACATATTTTAAAGACTTTGACACCACTATAAAAGAAGAGTACGGTAAAGTCGTTTTATTTGATCCACTTTTATTGCATCAAGTGGTGCCCTCTAATTTACAAAAGACTAGAATTACTATGGCTTTTAATTGTTATGAGAAGAAACCGTGGGATAATTTATATTTAAATCAATAAAAAAATGTGTAATATAGGCGATTATGCTACAGAAATTAGGATTTTTACCCGGATTTAATAAACAAGTTACAGAGACAGGAGCTGAGGGCCAATGGTTTGATGGCGATAATGTACGTTTTAGATATGGATCACCTGAAAAAATAGGTGGTTGGCAACAGTTAGGAAGTGATAAACTAACAGGTGCCGGCAGGGCTCTCCATCAATTTGACAATAATGCAGGTATTAAATACGCTGCTATAGGAACTAATAGAATTTTATACGTATATTCAGGAGGTCAGTTTTATGACATCCATCCAATTAGAGCTACAATTAGTGGAGTTGATTTTACAAGTCAGAATGGCTCACCGACAATAACAGTAACTTTTCCAAGTCCACATAACCTACAAGATGATGACATAGTTTTATTTAATAATGTTAGCGGTATACCTGGTAGTTCTGCATTTTCAGATAGCAATTTTGAAGATACTAAATATATGGTAACCTCTGCACCATCAGCAACCACTATAACTATTACACTAGCTAGTAACGAGGGATCTAGTCCAATGACTAATGCAGGCACTGCGGACGCTCTGTTGTACTATCGTGTTGGACCTTCTCAACAAGTTGGGGGTTTTGGATGGGGTACTGGACAATGGTCAGGAACTGTTTCAGGACCAGCAACAACAACTCTTTCAACGGCTATAACTGATCTAATAACTACAACTATAGTTATCGCTGACTCTACACAGTTTCCAGCATCAGGAGAAATTAGAATAGGAAGTGAGGACATATCCTATACAAACAATGACACGGCAACAGGGACTTTAAGTGGAGGAGCTAGAGGCGTAAACGGAACTAGTAAGTCAACTCACTCAGCTGGAGCCACAGTAACCAACATCTCAGGTTTTGTTGCTTGGGGTGAATCATCCTCTGATGATGTTACTCTTGACCCAGGTCTATGGGTATTAGATAATTTTGGAACTAAACTTATCGCATTAATTTATAATGGTGCATGTTTTGAATGGGACTCTGCTCCTACCAATGCAACAGCAATTAGAGCTACCTTAATACCAAACGCACCAACAGCATCTCGTCATGTAATGGTATCTACACCAGACAGACACTTAGTATTTTTTGGAACCGAAACAACGGTAGGAGACACTGATAGTCAAGACGATATGTTTATAAGATTCTCAGACCAAGAAAATATTAGTGGCACAAATGCATACACTGTAACAGCAACTAACACTGCAGGAACTCAAAGACTTGCTGATGGCTCTAAAATAATGGGAGCTATCCGAGGTAGGGATGCTATCTATGTTTGGACTGACACTGCGCTCTTTCTTATGAGATTCGTAGGTCAACCTTTTACATTTGCGTTTGAACAAGTAGGAACTAACTGCGGTTTGCTTGGTAAAAACGCTGCTGTAGAAGTTGATGGTTCTGCATATTGGATGTCAGAAAACGGATTCTTTACTTATGATGGTCAGTTAAAATCAATACCGTGTTTAGTAGAAGACTTTGTTTATGATGATATAAATACTACAGCAAGAGATCTTGTAAATGCAGGATTAAATAATTTGTTTGGTGAAGTAACTTGGTTTTATTGCACTAACGGATCTAACGTAGTGGATAGATCAGTAACCTATAACTATTTAGACTCATCACCAAAAAGACCTATTTGGGTTACAGGTTCTTTAGCGAGAGCGGCATGGGCTGACTCAGCTGTATTTGGTAAACCACATGCAACTTCTTATGATAGTGGTAGTAATTCATCTTATGATGTTATAGGAAACACTGACGGTTGCACAATATACTATGAACACGAAACAGGGACCGATCAAGTTTTAGCTGGAGGAGCAACCACTGCTATACTTGGAACCATAACCTCTGGTGACTTTGACATTACTCAAAGAACTGTAAGAGGACAGACTGTAGGTATGGCCGATATAAGAGGAGACGGTGAATTTATTATGAAAATACGTAGATTTTTACCTGATTTTATTTCACAGGTAGGAACCACAACTATAGACTTTACTACAAGAGACTTTCCTAATAGCTCTGCTAAAACACAAACCTTTACAACGACGTCGGCAACGACTAAAGTAGATACTCGTGTAAGAGCTAGATCAATTGCGTTGACTGTAAAAAATACTTCAACGTCACAAGATTGGAAACTTGGCACATTTAGATTAGATATACAACCAGACGGGAGAAGATAATGTCAGCTTTAGATGATTATTACAGAAATGTAAGAAATTTAGAATACATGCCGCGATCAAGGTATTTGTTAAATCCTCCTACTTTGGACGAATTAGAAGAAGAAGACGCAGTGGTTGATACACCACCTGTTAATGCTATCGCTCCGATACAAAACATCGGCGGTGGTGGAGGCGGTGGAATTACATCTCTTCCTCCAAATCAATTAATGGGAAACTTTACTTCAGCTGTACAAAATAGACAGCAGAGTTTAGAAAACCCTAGTTTGTTTGCACAAAAACTTTATGACTTTGGTTTTCCACAACAAAGATCAGTAGATCAAATGATGAGAGATGCCACTGCTTTTAATATGGCAAGGATGCCTGGAGACACTAGAGGAATGCCTATATTTTCAAACATGGGTCCTGATGAAAGAATAGCAGCAATACAAGAATACATGGCTGATGAAACAAGTGTTGGAAATTATCCTGCAGAAGATCCTAGAGATGTAAGATTTCAATATGGTATTCCTACTTTATCAAGTATTTTAAGTAAAGTTGTTCCAAATAGTTATTATGATAAAATGACTGTGCCAGAACAAATCTACACACAAACTAAAATGGGATACAAAGGCCCAACTATATTTGGAGAAAATACTACAGGTGGTAACAAAGATATTTTTGGTAGAAATGTTGTTTCTGGTTTTGGTAACTATGTAGAAAAACAGAAAAAAGATATTGCAAAATTAGATAATTATTTTGGATCTGATTTATTTGATAAAAGATATGGTAAAGACACTGTGTTAGAATTTGATGAAGAGACTGGTCAATTTATGTTTAAGGGACCGAAAGCCGCTGCTGCAAACCGTATGAATAAATTAAACTTAATAAGATATAATTATGATAAAAAAGGTATTAACGAATTCGAACAAATAAAAGAAGAAACTGGTTATAATGAAGTTGAAGAAGCTCAAAAAAATTTAATTAAACGAAAAGAAGCAACACGGCGTGATATTCTAGATGACAAAAATTTTACAACAACTGGTGGTATAACTACCAGTAGAGCAGGAGCAGAAAATACATACACTGGAGGATATGGTGGAGGTGCTGATATGGGATCTGCTAAACCTGGGGGAAGCACATCACCAGGAACATCTGATCAAGGATACACTGATTCAGGACAATACGCCGGTTTAAAAAAAGGAGGACTAGCAAAAATACTAGGATTTTAATTATGGCAAAAATTGTACAATCATTAACAAGAGCAAGTGAAGAATACGAAGAAAGAACTTTTCAATCTTTAGTTAGAGACTTAGACGGTGTAATAACAAAATTAAATTCGTCTTTTCAAGATGAGTTAAAACAAGAGATAGAAGCAAGAAGTTTCTTTTTAGATTCATAATGGCTACAGTAAATCAGTTTAAATTTTTTGGAGTAAACTTAGCTACTACAGCGGAGACAGCCATGTTTGGCACTGATTCTTCTGGTACTCAACTACCTACTATAAACCAAACATATATAGTAAAATCGTTAAGAATTACAAATAATACAGGTAACACACCAACCATAACTATTAAAAATAATGCTTTTAATATTATAAACACTCAAACCTTATCTGCAAATGCTAGTACAGAGATATTATCATTACCTTTAGTAGTAGAGGGAAATACAGCATTAAAAGTCACAATGAGTTCAACAGATTCTGTAACAATAGGTATTAGTTATATGAACATAAACAAGGAGACAATTGATTAATGAAAACAACGATTATAAATGGTCAGGAAGTTCCAGTAATAGAACCTGCTGAAGTTACTACAAAAATTAGTAATGCTAAGACTGGGGAAGTGTATGCCTCAGAAGAAGAATGGAAAGCTAAGAATATACCAGAAACCGACATTAGAAGAGACGTAAACGTCGTGATGCCGAGGCTTGATTTGTTTGGAAAAACAAAGTAAAACGAAATATTGAGGTAAAAATATGGCAATTTCTAGAATGCAAGAACCACGACAGCTGTACGGATTAGGGAGTTTAGTTAGAAAAATAACTAGACCAATCAAAAAAGCTGTTAAAGGTGTGGGAAAAATTGCCAAAAGTCCTATAGGAAAACTGGCCTTATTGGCTGCCGCTGGTTATGGATTGGGGGCAGTAGGACCAGGTGGTTTTAGTAAAGCAAGAATGCTTTCTAGACTAGGTCTAGGTTCATTAACTACAGGCTCTACATTACCTGGAACAGCAACAGGTCCTAGTTTTCTTTCAACGTTAAATCCTTTTGGTACTAACTTTAGTTTAAAAAATTTAGGTATAACTGCTGGTGCAGCGGGAGCTATACTACCGTTTGTTGCGCCTAATTTATTTGCACCTAAAATTGAAGATGAGGAAGAAATAGATTATACAGTTCAACCTGCGGGAATCACAAGTATTGTTGAACAAGCAAAAGATTATTATAGAACGGGCGGTGGTGGTAACCTAGACTACATGCCTAGAAAAGATTATGTTCTACCAAATTTTTACGCTGCTCAAGGTGGGCTAGCTAATAATGAAGAAGATGATAAAGAATTTGACAGAAATTTAACAGGTATTATGAGAACACGAAAACAAAAAGGTGGACCAGTGCCTGGATCTCAAGTTGCAGGATACACAACACCAGTAGGATATAATAAATTTGATTATAGAACAGGTGGTATTCCTGTTAGAACACCTAAAAAACAAGGTGGCATGATGAACCTTGGTGGTTTAGAAATGGATTTTAGAGCTAAGGGTGGTTTTGTTCCAATTGGTTCAAAAGAAAAAGCAGATGATGTACCTGCAAGATTAAGTAAAAACGAATTTGTAATGACAGCTGATGCTGTCAGAGGTGCAGGCGGCGGAAGCATAGAACGTGGCGCACAAAAAATGTATAACACTATGAAACAACTAGAGAGTAGAGTAGCATAATGGCATTACCAGATTATTTACAGGACTTTGCAACAGACTTTGCACGACAGGCTAAAGCAAGTTATAGTGCAGAATTAGATCCAGCAACGTTTATGGGTCCTCAGTTTGTAGCTGGACTTGATCCACTACAAACACAAGCAATAGGATTAGCTCAAGCTGGTGTTGGTAGCTACGCACCATTTTTATCAGCAGCACAACAAGCAATAACACAAGCTGGTCAAGATGTTTCTGGACTCGCTCAGTTCGCGGGCACGGGAGCAGGGACCGGGGCTGGATCAATACAAGATTTTCAATCACCATATCAACAAGCAGTCATCGATGAATCATTAAGACAGTTTGATAGATCAAGAACTGGTGGCAGACAAACTATTCAAGACGCAGCAGTAGCAGCTGGAGCTTTTGGTGGTGGTAGAGAAGGAGCATTGTTAGGACAATACGATGCTGAGTCTTTAATGGGAAGAGAAGGTTTAAGAGCTGGTTTACTACAACAAGGTTTTCAAGATGCAGCAGCAAGAAGAGCAAATGCATTTCAACAACAACAAGCACTAGCAAACGCTAGAGTTGGTTTAGCTGGTCAACAATTTGGTTTGTCTAACTTTATGAGACAAGGTTTAGGACAAGACATATCCGCGTTAGGAGGTCTTGGAGGATTAAGACAAGGATTAGATCAAGCAAGATTAACAGCACAACAACAAACAGAACAAGCAAGCGCAATGGAACCATACGGAAGATTAGAAAGATATGGCACAGCTTTAACTGGATTATCAGGTGGTGTTGCAGCCCCAGGTATGCCAACACAAACACCAAATCCTTTTGGTACAGCCTTATCTAATGCTCTTGGTATTGGTAACTTGTTTGCTAATGTGTATGGAGCAATGAGACCAACATAATGAAAACTTTAAATAGACCAATGTTTAGAATGGGTGGTCCTATCAAAGAAGGGATCATGGATGGTATTGAAGAACCAAGAATAGGTTTTAATACTGGAAGTAAGCCACCTGGTTTTTTTGGTCTTAGCTTTGATAAACCTATAAACTTTGCAAATTTATTTAAAAGTCCTGCAACAGTTGAAAAAGAAAAACAAAAATTAGCTAGTATATTTGCACCAGACTACAGTATGTCTCAATATGGTCAATTTCCAAAACTAGTAAATGCAGAGGATCAACTTTTAGCATCTGCAGGAATGCCAGACGGAACAACGCTACCTGAGAAAAAATATGAGATGACTAGTCCTCTTGAAAATATCATAACTGTGGATGATATAGACATGACATCTGGAGATCAAGATGAGGCTTTCAATATTACTGAAAAGAAAAAAGTTGGTGGAGATGCAAACATTATTATTCCTCCCAAAAAACCTGATGTTAAAAAAGTAGCTGAAGTAGACACAGCTGAAGATATAGATCCAAAAAAACTTAGACAAATATTAGGTTATGACAGAGCTATTAAAAGAGGTAATTACTCTCTCATAGAAGCCATTAGAAAAGGTTTAACTGAAGGTGGAGTACAAGGAGCATTAGACGCTGCTTTTGCTGCTGGAGATACAGCTTATAAAGATGCTGAAAAATTAAGACAAGTAGCTGATCTTAAACAGTATGAAAGAGAATTAGAACTTAAAGATTACGATAAGAAAAGAAAAGACGCTATTGAAGACTATGAAAAAAAATTAGAAATTAAAAAAGAATTAGATCCTACAAAACAAGCCAAAGGTATCATACAAAAGAACTATGAGTTCTTAACAGGTGTGCTTGGAATGGATTCTGATAAAGCTAGAAGAATTGCTACAAAAGAAACAGAAGCTACAATCGATGCACAAATATTGGCTGTTCAAAAAAGTTCAGGACTACCTGCAGTTACAACTGATATCTTAGATGGCGCTGGTGGTATCTTTTATGGTAACGAATACAAAGGAAGAGTTTCAAGCACAACAGACACGGGTGAACTAGCAGATGGTTGGTATTTGGTAGATGGCAAAACGTATGTTGAAATAGAAGAAGGTACAATCAAAAGTAAGTCTAGAACATACTCACCAAGGGGGTAAATAGATGGCTACTTTAGGCGAGCTATTAGGTAACAACACTCCTAACGATATATCTCAAAGAGAAGATTTAAGAGCAGAAGCAGAAAAATATCAAGACATTGGTACATTAGAATCAATCTTTGCAGGAATAGGTTCGGGATTAATACAAATACCAAAAGGAGTAGTGTCTTTAGGTGCAAGTGTATATGATTTATTAAACGATACAAACAAAGCTGCAGAAGTAGAAAAATATTTTGACGATTTAACAGAACTAGATGAAAAAGCAGAAGCAACAACCGCAGGTAAGATTGCAGAACTTTTGGTTAACGTTGGTGTGCCAGGTGGTGTAGGTTTTAAAGTTGGATCTAGTTTAGCTAACGCTGCAGTAAGAGCAAAGAAAGCCGGTAATTATTTTAAAATTACAGGAGACGCTGGTAAAAAATTAAAGAAAGGTGCAGACGTCGCACAAGAGTTAAATAAAAAAGGTAAAGCTGCAAAGTTTTTTGCAGGCACGACAGCTGGTGGTATTGCAGAAGGTGTATTCATTGGTGATGTACAAAGCGCTGGATCATTGGGTGATGCTTTAGGTGGACCAACAGAAATAGATAGAGAACCAGGTTTAGAAGGATCAGAAGCAGCGTTAAGAGATATTGTAAACAGAGTAAAGTTTGGAACAGAAGGTGCTTTATTTACTGGTGTTCTTGGAGGCACGGGCACTATTATAAAAAATCTTGCGAAAAGAGGTAACGAATTACAGTACAGCAATGAACTACTAGATAAGTTTTACGATAAAATTGGTGGTGCATTAAGAGCTAGAGGTAAAAAAACAGAAGAGTTTTTTAAATTAGAAAGAACTCAAAAAGGTTTAAGATCAGGTGATACTGTTGTTGCAAAAAATATATCCAGAGACACAGATAGATTAATAGACTCTGTATTTCCTGCATGGAGAACCGTAGCTAATGCACAGTCTGCAAAAAATAGAAATGCATTTTTAGAAGAGGTAAATGAATTATTGTTAAGTGGTAAACCTACTGTGGATAAAAGTGGTAGAATAAAATTTGAATTTTTAGATCCTAGCAAGAAAAAATTTAAAGTATCAGAGACTATTAGAAAACATTTAGATGGTAAAAAAGCTACACAAGTAGAAACAGAATTGTTTGCAAACATAAATGCAATTAGAAACAGATGGCAGGACTTGTTTTCTTCATTAGGTAAAAGACTTGATGACAAAGAACTAGGTGAATTTAAAAAATTATTTGGCACAAAATTTAAAAACTATTTAGGATCTACTTACGATGTGTTTCAAAACAAATCCATCTTACCTTTTTTGTCTTATAAACCTTCAAGAGAAGCTATTGAAGCAGCTGAAAAATTATTTATGACAACCGCTAGACAACAAGGCAAACCAATAAGTAAAGAACAAGCACAAAGTTATGTGAAACAGATTATTGACACTGCTAAATTACCTGGTGGTTTTAAGATGGACAAACCTAATGACCCGTTTTTTAAAATACCTACTTTCTTTGTTGGTAAAACTGCAATGAGAGATGTGGCTGATTTTAATGGAACAATAAACATTGCTAATATAACTAAGCAAGCAGACAAAGAAGTGTTTGAAAACCTGTTGGGTAAAAATAAAAACCCAATGCAAACTATATTAGCTGGGACATCTAAGCTATCTGTTTTGTCAAGAAGAAACGTTTTCTTTGATGACATTATAAAAGAATCAGATGCATTAAAAGCTGGCGGTAAACGAGGTATGATTTATGATAGTTACGATGAAGCAGTGGATGCGTTGGGCTCAGATATAAAACAAATTAAAATAGACCTTGGTAGAAAATTAGAAGCTGGTGTTACAAATCCATTAAATGGTAAATACGCATTAAGGGGTGTAGCAGATGCCCTAGAACAAACATCTACAATAACCAAAGATCCTAGTTTTGGTATGCAGGTATATAACAACTTAGTCTTGTACCCCAAAGCTACATCTCAAATTGCAAAAACAATTTTATCTCCTGTAACACACTTACGTAATTTTGTAAGTGCTGGTGCGTTTGCAGCAGCAAATGGAATATTACCTATGAACCCATTAAAAGCTAAAGCGATTAAAAATGCGTATCAAGCATTACAAACTGGTTTAGTTGGCACAAGAAAACAAAATGAATTTTATGAAGAGTTGTTAGAACTTGGTGTTGTAAACTCAAATGTTAGACTTGGAGATTTATCAAGATTGATGGAAGATGTAAACTTTGGTGCAACTATGACAACTGATAAAGGTATGAGATTATTATTAAAACCTTTGTCAAAATTAAAATCTATATCACAAGATTTATATACAGCTGAAGATGACTTCTGGAAAATATATTCTTTTGCTATTGAAAAAGATAGAATTGCATCATCTCTTGCTAGAAATTTAAAAGAGGGGGAAATATTTATAGATAGAAAAGGAGTTAAAAGAGTATTTAGACCAAATAATAAAACTTATGAAAGATATTTAAAAGAAGAAGCAGCGGACATTGTTAAAAACAATATACCAAATTACGATTATGTTTCTGAATTCATACAAGGTCTAAGAAAATATCCTATTGGAAACTTCGTTTCTTTTCCTGCAGAGATACTTAGAACAGGCACAAACATAGTTAGAACCGCTTTAGACGAAATAAGTGGTACCATAACAAAAGCAGATGGAACTAAAGTTAGACCGTTTATGACAACAGGTTTTACAAGACTTTTTGGTTTTGGAGCTACTGTTGCAGCTGTGCCTTATGCTGCAGTAGAATTAGGTAAAGCACTTTACGATGTTTCAAATGATGAATTACAAGCAATAAAAAGATATGTTGCGGACTGGTCTAAAAACTCAACAATCATACCTATCAAAGATAAAAAAACAGGTAAGTTTAAATACATGGATTTCAGTCACGCCAACGCTTACGACACATTAATTAGACCTGTACAGTCTATAATTAATCAAGTTGCTGCCGGTGAAAAGGATAACGATGGTATGATGGATGACTTTATATTAGGGTCTTTTGTAGCGATGAGAGAATTAGGTGAACCATTTATCAGTGAATCTATTTGGACAGAAGCTGTGTTGGACATTATCGCTAGAAAAGGAAGAACAAGATCAGGATCAGAAGTATATAATGATAAAGATTTACCAGGAGTAAAAGCAAGAAAAATTATGGATCACCTGGTAGAAGCACAAATGCCTTTTTCATTAAATCAACTTAAAAGAATAGACAAATCTATAGAAGCAGTAGATGTTATTACAAAAGGTAAGTACGATGATTATGGACAAGACTATGAATTTGGTCCAGAGTTTGCAGGACTATTTGGATTTAGAGCAATAGAATTAAATCCTGAGAGAAGCATACAATTTAAAGTTGCTGATTATCAAGATGGTGTAAGAAATTCTAGAAAATTATTTACATCAAATGTTTTAAAAGGTGGGCCGGTTGAACCATATGAAATTATAGATGCATACATAAATGCAAACAGAGCGTTGTTTAGTACAAGAAAAGAAATGGTAAAAGATTTAGAAGCTGCTAAAATTTTAGGTATGTCTAATGTAGATATTGCAGTAGCGACTAAAGGTCGTTTAACTAAAAGAGATTTAGGATCATTGCAAATTAAATTTTTTAAACCTTATAAATTATCAGATGGAATTTTTGCTAAGTTTCAAGAAAATGCAGACAAGATAAATGTTAAGAATCCTGTGTACGATGCACTTGGAGAAATTAATTCTATATTAAGTCAACTATCAGGATTAGACTTAGATGATGAGTTTCCATTTATAGAGAATAAACTTTTACCTAAACCAGGTGGTGCAGATGCAGCCTCTTTACCGACAGGTGTTAATACAGCACCTATAGATGCTAATATTTTATCTTCACAAGTACAACAAACAGACTCGACAAACGCACAACGGTTTGCTACACTATTTCCAAATGGCTAAAAACGCATTACAAAAAATTGAAGAACATGAAAAGCTTTGCAGAATAATGCAGAAGCAAACTCATGATAAAATACATAAGCTTGAACACCAAATAAACAGGGTGGAAAGTATACTATTGGTATCAACTGGAGCCTTGATAACAGGAATGGCGTACGTTATATTTACTTTAATTACAAAATAAAATGGATCTTTCACGTAATTTTACTCTTCAAGAATTAATTAAATCCGACACTGCTATCAGGTTGGACATCAATAATAATCCTAACTCAGGTCAGATAGAAAAACTAAAAGCACTTTGTGAAAATATTTTACAGCCGGTACGTGATCATTTCGGCAGAGTAAAAGTGACTAGCGGTTTTCGTAGCGAAGCGTTGTGTATAAAGATAGGCAGCTCTGTAAATTCACAGCATGCCAAAGCCGAGGCCGCAGACTTCGAATGTATGGGTACAGACAATGCAGAATTGGCTGACTGGATCAACAAGAACCTAAACTATGACCAGCTTATACTTGAGTTCTATACTCCGGGTGAGCCAAACAGTGGGTGGATACATTGCAGCTATACTGCCGATCAACCAAGAAAACAATTTTTACACGCATACAAATCAGAAGGCAAAACAAAATATAAACCTGTGATTGGAAAAGCAGTAGATTTAGTTTAACATCCACAATATACACATCGTAAGACTAATCCATAGTCCCATTCTTATAACTACACCAGGTCTTAAATCCATTCTTTTAGCTCCTCTCCCATTATCTGTGTTGCTATGTCTACTTTTTTTCGTAAAGCTTTTACAATTTTATCATCAACTGTATCTTCACAAATAATGTCTACGTATGTCATAGGCTGTTCTTGACCTATACGATCTATTCTAGCCTCTGACTGTTGTCTTTTTTCTAAGTCATAACCATTAGAATAATAAACCATAGTTGATGCAGCAGTTAATGTAATTCCATATCCACCCGTTTGAGTCGTACCTACAAAGAATCTGTAGGAAGATTTTTTATCTTGAAATTTTTTAATATTTTTCTGTCTATCTTCTTGTGGTGTTAGACCATAATAATCAACAAAAGTATTTTCTCCAAACTCTTTACGAATAGCTTCAATTATTCTGTGAACATCTCTTTGAAAGTGGGCCCATATAACTACCTTACCTTCTACTTCATGCAACACATTCATTAGTTCTGGTAGTCTATTGGTATCCAGGTCAACCAGAGTCCCATCATCAGCAGTAAAATTACCACAAGTTATTTGTTGGAGTCTCATTAATTGAGTCAACACCGTAGCTGTAGTCATTGTCTTGCCTTTAAAACTTGCATGAGCAATTTCTTTCATCTGACTGTATGCCTTTGATTGATCGGGAGTTAAATTAACAATACGTTTCATAAATGTTTTTTTAGGTAGATCTAAACATTCATCCTTTAATACTCTATAAGAAAAGTCTTTTAGTTTTTCTGACAGCTCTTCTAAATTTCTGTAGCCTACAACTATTTGTACTGATCGACCACCAAAATTAGCTGTTCTCATTACAGCGTATCTAGTTCTAAAAGAGTAATAAGAAGAATGTCCCAATAGTTCTGGCATTAAAAAATCACATTGTTTGTACAAATCTAGTGGTGATTTGGTTACAGGAGATCCTGTAAGAATCCTATTGTATTTAGTCGCTAGACCTAGTTGACATATGTTTTTAGTACGTTTTGCTTCTGGGTTTTTTATTGTAGTAGACTCATCAATTGCCATCATGGCTCTATGAGAGAATAAAAATTTTTGTGCAAAGTCATAACCTTTTTTAGTAGACAATGCTTCTACATTCATAATTAATATGTGCAGATCTTCTCCTGTTTCAAACAGGGTATCTAATTTTTTAGTTTGTGATTTAGTAATTAACGATTGCCATAAAACAGTTTTATGTTCTATGTGGTCTACAAGGTGAGTAGGTATTTCGTTTTCATACCAGTTTTTTACCACACCTTTGGGCGCCACAATTAGGACACCATTGATTTTACCATTATCATAAAGCATAGATATATTATCTATTAATACTTTTGACTTACCTGTACCCATCTCCATAAAGTATGCAAAGTAGGGTTTATCCCACGACATTTTTAATGCCTCGAGTTGATGCTCGTATGGCTTCGTTTTAAATTTATAGTTCATAACTTTTTCTTCTTTCTGTATTGACATCCATATAAACATCTTTATATTGTTTGTCAATGAAAGAAAGAATAGTTTATTTAATACAAGACGTACCTGGTACAAAAGCTGGAACACCTAAAATAAATATTGTAGGTGCTAGAGATTACGGAGAAGTTGTTTCATTGTTACCAGAACTCTCACAAATAATTTTTTCACCAGGCCCATTAATCTTTAAGTTAAGAAAACTTTTAAAAGATTTTCAACCTGATGATTATTTGTTGTTAACAGGTGATCCTGCTATCATAGGTGTTGCATGCTCTATTGTTTCTGATATGACTAACGGTAAATACAATCTATTGAAATGGGATAAACAAGAAAGAAAATATTATCCTATTAAAATTAATCTATACGAGAAAGGAGAAATAGATGATTAACTTTGAAGAAGACCAAAGACAAGATTTAAATAATGTTAATGATGCAAAATCTTTGTCTGATCAAGTTGTAAAACTAAAACAATTAGAGGACGACTTAGAACAAAAAGAAAAAGAATTAAAAGAGTTGAAGAGACATATCGATTTAGTTTCTGGTGAGGTTATACCTACCATGATGCAAGAGATGAACATCTCTACATTGAAACTAGCAGATGGATCTTCAGTTGAAGTAAAACCAGTTTATGGTGCTTCTATTTCGGCAGCGAATAAAGAAGGCGCCTATACATGGCTTCGAGAAAACGGCCTTGGTGATCTTATTAAAAATGAGATTACAGTTTCTTTTGGTCGTAACGAAGATAACAAGGCATCGCAATATGCGATCCTTGCGCAAGGTCAAGGGTATGAACCTGTCCAGAAACTAAAGGTTGAACCCATGACACTTAAAGCATTGGTCAGAGAGCGTCTCGAGTCTGGACAAGAAATGCCCTCTGATCTTTTTAACGTGTTCTCAGGAAACAGAACCAAAGTAACAAGGAGCAAATAAACATGAACCAAGTAACAGAGAAAAAGTCTGCACCACTTCCAACAAATATATTTGAAGATGATGCAGCAAAAGGTTTGGGTGCAATAGGTCAAGAAGATCTAGCCCTTCCTTTTCTTAAAATCCTAGGACAACTTTCACCAGAAGTTAATAAACGTGATGGTAAGTATGTTGAGGGTGCAGAACCTGGAATGATTTTTAATTCAGTAACAGGTGAACTGTATGACGGAGTAAAAGGTATAGATGTAATACCATGCTTTTATAAGTTGGAGTACATCGAATGGAAAGATAGAGGAGAGGGCATAGGTGCA